ATACCATTCCTGCTGTAGATGATTGGTCTGCATTGTCTAATTTGACCCATGCTGTACCTGACCAACGATATACTGTTGCGTATGGAACTGCGTCACCGTCTACCCAGATATCACCTGCTACTAGAGCCGATGTTCCGTCTTTACGTTTTGTTGGAGCGCCTGAAACTAATTGTAATTCGCTTGGTGCTAAACTATCTGTGTCTTCTGACCATGCGTATTTCTGCCATTCCATTGTACCGCCATTGTTGACGTTCTTCATAATTTCCATCTTAAGGTCTGCACTATACCAATGTGTACCTTCTGCAATTGTGCCTGTAATTTGTGTAGCACTTGATTGGTAAGATAATGGTTCCCAAGTTGATACAACTTGAGGAGTACTTGCAAAGCCCATCGCAACATGACCTGCTGAGAATACGACTGATAATACTTGACCATCTGTCTTAGTGAAACGAACTTTATCTGTTCCAATTTTCTCAACTTTAACATTTTTAGTGTTTAAGGCAGATTTTGATTGTAAGTTTGTTACAATTGCGTCTAATGAAGAATTAGTGTATGGTCCACATGAAACACCGTCTACTGTGAAAGTTGCAGTAATAGATGATGTACTAGGTACTGCGCCTGTTGTAAGAACTGATGTTGTAGCACCTGTGTGGCGTCTTAGTTGAATGTAACCAAAACCATCTGCTCTAGTATTATACTGTGTGTAAATACTACCAGCATTTGTTGACACTGCTGATGCTAAATCGTCATTAGCATAAACTGGTGCTTCTAGTGCCGAAAATAAACCAGAAGTAGTGTTATAAACATTTAAGTCTACATCTAAACCAGAACCGGCTGTCGCTAAACGAACATAAGCATCGCCTGATGCTAATGCACCGCCACCTGATTTTGTGGATGGAGCAAACATTGAGAATTGAAAATCTGCTGAACCAGTGTCACCTGCTAAAACCCATGATGAGCCAACTTTTTCATAATATGAAACTTTAGCAGTAGATGTTACAACTGCGAAGTCGCCTGCTTGACCGAATGTGTTTAATGGTTGAGCGTGGTCACCCGAAAGTGCATCTACGTTTCCTGTTCCTGGAGCATCGTCTAAAACAGCAACTGAGGTTGCTTTCCAATCTGTGCCATCATGTACAAATAATCCGAATTTTGTTTTTGATGTGTTGTGCCAGTGTGTGCCGTTAGTGATAACGCCGGCTGGTGCTGTACTTGATGCTTCTAATTCTGCTAAGTCAACGTCTGCACGGATAACGTATGCGTTGTTTGAAACGCCTAGATATTGGTATGCCGCTAATAAGCCGTATTCACTTGTTTCTGAACCTTGTACAACTGAACCGCCAACTTCGTAAAATTTTGGTTCGCCGAATGTTTCAACTAATTCTCTCTGTGATGATACTAAGTAGGCAATTCCTGCGTTTGCTGGCTTTGTACCAGTCGCTGTTGCACTACCCGAGGCATCTGCTTTGTTACTTGCCGTAGCAATAACTAATAATGGAAGTGTACCTTGTGTAGCCGCCGCATATTGCGATTCATCTGTTACGGTTACTGCAACTCCTGGTGATACTAATGTAGCCATAGTATTTTCTCCTGTTTGGTTTGACTGTTAAATATATTTCGCTACATGTATTTAGTCAAAAACATGAAAAAACACTGCTTTTGGGGTTAACTACGTAGACAACACACTCGAAACTTTACTATATAATGTGTCTATTGTGTCGCCATCGTTATAGATGATGTGATTGAATGTGTCGTTAGTTCCTATCCATCTCCATTCACTTTGATGAACATCAGGATATGAAGTTCTCATTAAGTTTGAATTTGTTTTATTGTCTAATATTGCAACTCCCCACCAATCTGGTAGTTCGCCTCGTCTAACATTCCAAACTTCGCCACCCAAATCTTTAATGATTTTTATCTCATTAGCAAATCGTACATCAGGTATGATATAATTATTTTCAGGATTATTAATTATTTCTTGCTTAACTAGACTAACCCAGATACCATCGTAGAAACCATTACGCATACAGTCAGTGCCGAACTCTTGCAGTACAAGTCTAGGAGTAATCTCTCTACCTGTTTCATTAGTCCAAAACTCATCAACAGTTTCACGCCACTCTCTACTTTCTACAGTGTCGCCTTCTAACATAGCACGGTCCCAACCGTATACAGTTGCAACACCATCTTTGAGTTTATCTGCGAATGAAAGTTTTATGAAGTTATGTTCTTCAACTAGAATGTCTGCTACAGTGCCTTTGCCTGAGCCTATTAGTCCTGTGATACCTATTATCATTTGATTTCTTTTTTCAGTTTCGATAATATTATTATACAACCAAAGATACTGAATGTCAACCGTTTTCTGAATTTATATCTCTGGTTTTTATATCTTCTAAGATAGAATCTTTCATTTCATCAGAATAATCCAACCAATCAAAGATTTCGTTCATATGGCGTTTACAGCCAACACAAAAGTTTTTATCATTGTATTTGCAAATACTTACACAAGGACTTTTATTGTTCTTTGGATGAAAAGCCACAATTAGCCAATCATAACACCTAGCGGTGCTGAACCATCAATGTAAAGTTTCAACTCTGTTTCTAACTTTTCTATTTCTGCCGTAGCATCTTGTTTTAGAACGTCACCGTTTAGTGTAACTCCACCCTGTGCGCCTGGAAGTGAAGAGAATTTAGAACGAGCCTCACCAATCATTTTCTTACAATATGCTAATGAGTAATCTCTCATCCATGATTTTAAGTATGGGTCTTTTAGAAGTTGGTCGTCTGAACGCTCTAGGTAAACATGAAGTAATACCATTTCGTCTGCTCTCATTTTTCTTAAAAGTTTTAACTTATGAGTAGTTGCATTCCAAATAAATTGAATATCAGTAGCCGCAACTCTGTTTAGTGTTTCACGGTACTGAGAGAATAATTCGTAAGTTGATATACCACCAACATGATTATTCATAAAGAAATATGAATTTGCATATGCTAATTCAAATGGATCCATGTCTACGCCGGCAGATATGCCATGACCGAAAGAACGATGATGTATCTTTTTAACTTCTGTTATCTCTGCTGGAAGTCTGTATTCATCGACATCTTTCTTTAGTTCAATAGTGTAAAAATCTTCTTCTACTGCCGCTTCTGAACGCTGTCTAATCTTATCTACTGCAATATCTATAGCAAGGTCATAATGTTCTGGATCCAATTCAATATCGACCATACCATCACCGAGTAATAGTCTAATCTGTCTAATTACATCATTTTTTATTTTATTGCGTTGTTTTGCCATTTCTTGACCTCAAATATCATTAACATGTATCACTGTTAACAGTATTTATCAAAAAACTTTTATAATCAAACTGTGGTCGTTAAATCTGCCGTTCATTTTGATTTCAACACTGTTTATTTCATCAAACTGTTTCTGAAATGAACGTTTTGCTATCTTTTTGAACTTTGCTAGTTGTTCGATTGGCTTACGTAGTGTCTTCTGGACGCTCGTGGTTGGGTTAAAACCTTGAATAGTCGTTCCTTTTACACTTAGACCAGAGCCGTCTCTCTTTTGTCCTGTAGGGTCAATATTCTGGGCATGATATACTCCAAGTTTTCTTGTCTTAGAATTGTATACTATGATACTATTGGCTCCAACTATTTCTGCTGGGTTCACACTAATTGACTTAGTTTCTGGATGATGGTCTAAATATTTAAACTTACTGACTTGTTTTTCAGCACTGACTGGCTTCTTCTTACGAGGCTTCCTTGTCACTTTGCCCTTTAATACAATGTTGTCACAAGCATCCATAATAGATTTGTACATCTTAAACTGATTCTTTATTACACTTTTAGATAGATGTGAATAACCTTCTTTAAGTTGCTCATGCATATCTTTATCAAACTCTGACATACCTTTAGTACTAGGAGGATTTACAAGTTCTGAGAAATCGTCAAAGGTTGGCTGATATAATGATGCTATTATTTTAGCATGATTTGGTTTTGCGCCAACAATTAAAAGCATTCGTTGTGGGTCAAAGGTAGTCAACATCGATGAAGAACCATCAAACTCTTCAATATATTCATCTATCTCTTCTGACATTTCTAAAGACTTATTGAATAGAAGTTGTTGAATGGATGGTTTATACGTATTAACTTTTTCTTGTTCTTCTTCTTTCTTTTCTTCTTTGATTATCTTGCCAAAAGAAATAACCTCTTCTATTTGTCCTTTGACAGAATCAGTAATATCACACAAAGATGTTGCTGTAATACCTTCTAATGTATCTAAGTATTCAGGAATACCAGCATGATTCTCTGGCATACCCTTTGATAATGCTCTCACATATCCTGCAAGAGTACTTTTAGTTCTCCAGTCTTCGGCTGCCTTATATGATTTGATATCTTCTTTAGAGTAGCCATTGTCTTTCATGTATTGGACTACCCAAGGAACAAAATCTTTAGATTTGTAATAGTAACTATAATAATATGGAGTTCTTGCACGTTCTCTATAATATTTTTCTGCGGTCCAAGTGTCTGAGCCTTTCCAATCAGGCTCTAGTCCTGTAATAGACTCATCTGAAAGAATATTTGCTTTTTTGTTCTTCTTTTTCATTGTTTTTATAGCCACATTGCCCTCTTCATTTACTTTTATATATCAACATTTAAGAATACTATACACCGAATGCAGTAGTTTGTCAAGTTTTCCGTCATTTTTTCTTTTTTCTTGCAGTTTTTGTATTGTAATCTATTTCTCTGATTCGTTCAATTATGTTGACATCTAGTGCATTCATTAGCAATGCACTTCTAAAATGGTCACTATTATTTGGCATCGTACTGTGTAATGTCCTCGAATTATAAATCAAGGCATCGCCCGCTTTTGACACAAATTGAAAACCTTTAGATGTAAGTAAGTCATTATATTCTTCTTGGTTGTCTTGTATATCTTGGTAATAAAATCTATCTTTATGTGAACCAGGAAGAATACATGTTGCACCGTTCTCTATTGTGAAGTTGTCTAACGGAACAATAATTTGTACACCAAATAACTCATCATTTGTTGACCTAGCAAAATCTTCAAATCTATAAGGAGTATCAACATGTGCCCTAATCTTAGACTGTCCTGGTCTTGTCGTTATTGTATCAACGATATGCATATCCCATTGTTTGCCTTTAAACATTGCGTTTAGAGGACTAGTTAATTTGTCTACTATGGGGTCCCACATTTCTCTTGGTGGCTGTTTACTCCAGCAGATGTTATATTCTCTACCTTTACGATGTTTCCCGTAGTATTCCCCATTTACAGCGTTTCCACGATGTATATTCTCTGGGTTCATTGCCCACAATTTGAATTGTCTCACTGCAAATGGTGATAGCAATTCTTTTATTGACAAGTATCCTTGATTTTCATCTATTAACATATTATTGTACCTTCTTAAAACTTTATTTATAATTTTGAAATTATATTACTATATTATATGATAAATACAGTAAGAAGTCAAATTATGGAGAAAAATAGTTATGGCAAGACTTAGCCTATGGAATCCTAAAAAGGGTAACGATTACAAATTTATTGATAAAACTGTCAAAGCACATTTTGACCATGGCGGTACGTCACTTTTAATTCATAAGTATATCGGCTCACAAGATAAGACTGATGCTGATTTTGACCCTGCCAAACCGGCAATACAAGATTTACTATTTTTAGAGAACAGAGATAGAAAGTACGACACAGATGTGTATGACCTTAGAGGCGTATATACAGTATCTGACCAAGACTTTGAATTATCACAGTTCGGTATGTTCTTAGGTAATGACCAACAAGTGTTCACTCTCCATTTGAACGAGATGGTCAATCAACTAGGTCGCAAAATTATGACTGGCGATGTAATCGAATTACCTCACATGAGAGAAGACATGATGTTAGAAGGCAACGATGGCGAAGACCCAGATGCAGTAAATCAATATTGGGTAGTACAAGAAGCATCGAAAGATTCGAGTGGCTTTGACCCAGGTTGGTGGCCACATATTTGGCGTGTTCGTTGCAAACAATTACAAGATACACAAGAGTACAAAGATATTCTTGGTACTGGTGAAGAAGCATCCGACTTGAAGAATATTCTATCTACGTACAACAAAGAACTACAAATTACTGATGCTGTTGTACAAGAAGCACAAGATAATGTTCCTGGAAAATACTGGGACTATAGAACTAATAACTTAATGTATGCAACACAATCAAATCATCCAGATGATGTAGATTACGCCACAGTGGCTTTCGGTAAAGAATTTCCTGATAGTCCAAGTACTGATTCTTATTTCTTAAGAACAGATTATTCACCGTCAAGGTTATTTCAATACAGAGATAGCAAATGGTTTAGAATCAATGACGATGATGGTGCTTGGGAAGTTGGACATGCGTTACACAATCAATTTATTAATAACTCAGGTACAGTAACACTAGATGACGGCACAACACTTGCTGGCAAAGTAAATCTGTCGAAGGCAGTTAAACCAAAGGTAGACTAATATGGCACAAAAACATTTCTATGACAATCAGATTCGAAGATATATCTTACAATTTGTAAGAATGTTCAGTGGCTTCACAGTTAAAACAGGCTCAAAGAAAAACGATGGAGTAACTGATTATTATATCAGAGTACCAGCAAGATACGGAGATGTATCTCGTATGGCGGCAACTATTCTTAAGGGCAACTCAGAGAATGTAGTACAATCTGCTCCATTCATTGCTTGTTGGGTACAAAGTTTACAACCTGATAGACAGAGATTACAAGAGCCATTCTTCAATGATGCTGTGAGTATTAATGAAAGAGCATTCGACACAAATACAAACTCTTACACAGCAGAACAGGGGCAAAAGTATAGTGTAAAAAGATTAATGCCAGTTCCTTACTTACTGAATATGCAAGTTGATATTTGGACTTCAAACACTGACCAAAAACTTCAACTACTTGAGCAAATCTTAGTGCTATTTAATCCAGCATTAGAAATACAACACAATGATAATCCAATTGATTGGACGACAATCACTACTGTAGAGATGACTGACTTACAATGGACAAGCAGAGGAATTCCGGCAGGTATTGAAGACCAAATTGATATTGCAACAATGATATTTCAGATACCAGTTTGGATTAATCCACCAGCACAAGTCACAAGACAAAATGTTATCAGAAATATTATCAATAACATATACACTTATACAGACTTAGACACACTTGATTATGACCCAGATGCATTTGAGTTCTTTGCAGACTTGAACGCACAGTCAAGTGTAATTGTAACTCCAGGCAATTACGCATTAAGAGTTTATGAAAATGGTGGTAATGTTTTAGCAACTCCGTTTGCAAACGGAAATTACGATGCTAGTATTCCTTGGTCAACAGTACTTAAAGAATATGGCACATTAGATAGTGGTGTTTCAAGGCTTCGATTAAAATACCATGGCGAGTTAGATGACTTGAATGCTGACGTAATCGGCACACTATCAACTACTGGTGATAATAATACTTTAGAATTCGCAATCGACACTGCTACGTTACCGACAAATACAATAACATCGGTAGATAGAATTATCAATGCCTCAACAGCAAGACCAGGATTTAACAGTATTCCAAATGTTGCACTAGGTCAAAGATACTTGACATTAGATTCTGCAACAGAAAGCAGTGTGTGGGGAATTGCAGTTGACACTAATGACATTATAGAGTATAATGGTACTGATTGGGTGAAGAGTTTTGACGCAAGTGCTAATGACACTAGAGAATATGTAACAAACACAACGACTTCACAACAGTTTAAATTTGATGCCAAAGATAAATCATGGACAGATACATACCAAGGAATTTATGAGGCTGGATATTGGAGAATGGAACTAGTAGTAACGCCATAATGAAAGAATCGAAACTCAAAGCGGCTGGCGGATGTATAGTCGCAAAAGACACACATAGAATACTTCTACAACAAAGAGCAATAGATGGGTCATTTCCTAGAAATTGGGGTTTCTTTGGTGGGAAAGTAGAAGACAATGAAAATGTAGCACAAGCACTATTACGAGAATTACAAGAAGAAATATCATTAGATATTGAAAATGATATTGTAAAGATATATCCACTAGACCAATATCATGCAAGAAATGGTGACTTTAGTTACTACTCTTTTGTTATTCTTGTCAAAGAAGAATTCATTCCAAAAATGAACGATGAGTCTGGCGGATATGCTTGGGTAGACACAAACTGCGTGCCAAAACCTTTACATCCTGGTACAAGACGTACACTTTTTAGAAAGAAAAAACTAAAAAT